GAGCAAGAGGTCGAGTACCTGCGCCAAAACGAACTCTTCAAGATGCACGAGAAAAACGGCTTCGTCGAAGTTTCCGAGAGCCGCGTCGATCCCGACACCGCCGCCGCCGATATGACCGGCCGCGACAATTCCGCGCCGCTCGTGCCGGAAGACTTCAAGCCCGAGGAACAACCGGCCAGCGTGGGCGGTATCGAAGGCGATTCGCAACCGGCCCCCGCGCCGAAAAGCAAGCGCAAGTAAAGCCCCCGGGCTTTGCCAAACCGCAAGGGCCGGGAGCGACAACGCCCCGGCCTTTAATTTTTGAGGGCTGACCAATGAGTACGATTACGCTTGACCCCGCCGCATTCCGCGCACTGTTCCCACAGTTCGCCGACCCGGCCAAATACCCCGACGCGGCCCTCTCGATTCAATTCGGCGCGGCGACGGGCTACGTTTCGGCCGATACGTACGGCGATATGACCGTGGCCGCCCGCACGAACGCGCTTTACCTCATGACCGCGCACCTCTTGGCAATTGGCGCGATCATTGCGCAAAACAATTACCAAGGCCAAGTCGGGATCGTTACCGGGGCCGTCGTTGATCACGTGCAAATCACGCTCACGCCGCCGCCCGTTAAATCGCAGTGGCAATGGTGGCTCAATACGACCCCGTACGGTGCGCAGCTTGTGGCCCTGCTCCAAGCGCAAGCGGCGGGCGGGTTCTACGTCGGCGGCCTGCCTGAGCGCGCAGCCTTCCGCAAGGTCGGCGGGATTTTCTGACCATGCGAGTAACTCGCAAAGCGGGCAAAATCGAGGCCCTTCGCCAAACGGTAAAGGCTCTCGACGGCTCGCAAAGTAAGGTCGGCTGGTTTCCCTCGGCCGTCTATGAAGGCGGCGCGCCCGTCGCTGGCGTGGCCTACGTGCAGGAATTCGGTAGCCCCTCGCGCGGTATCCCGCCCCGGCTTGGAATGCGCAACACGGCCGCCGAGAAGCGGCAGGATTGGGCCAAGACCGCCGAGACAATATCGAGGGCCGCAGCCCAAGGGAAAATCGCCCCGGGCAAGGTTATGGAAGCCGTAGCACTGGCCGCCGAAGGGGCGGTGCGCGAGACGATCACGAAAGTAACCTCGCCCGCCCTGAAACAAGCGACAATAGACGCACGCAAGCGCAGGCTTGCCAATGGAGGGAAGGGCGCGCAAGCCTCTATCGGGAAACCGCTTGTCGATACCGGCATCCTCTTGAATACGCTCACGTCGGAGACTACGAAAAAATGAACATCCCGGGCGCAAACCTTCTTAGCATGGCCTCGCGCGTGATCCGCTTCGAGACTATCGGGCACCGCGCGTTTATTTCGCGTACCGCCAATTCGGCGGGCGACTTCGTTTCGACCTTCGCCCCTTCCGTCAATATTCAAGGCAGTATGCAGCCCTTGAACAAAAAGACATATCAGGAACTCGGCCTCAACCTGACAAAAAACTATGTCATGCTTTACACCTCGGCCACGATCACGCCGCCGATTCGTGACCACGAAGGCGACTTGCTGACCTTCGGCGGCAAGACGTGGCAATGCGAGAGCGACCAAAGTTGGGCCGCAATCGACGGCTTTACGAAAATGCTTTGCGTCGAGGTGCCGCCGTATGAATGACAAACAACTAAACGCGCTTTTCATGGCGCAACTACTGCCCGCTATGCAGGCACAACCCGACCTCTACGGCGTGAAGCTGGCCCGCAATTTCCAGCAAACCCAGCAAGGCGCAGCGAGCGGCCCATACGTTTATTTCTTCAAGATCGGCGACCATCGTTACGGCCACGTCAAGCGCGCCGACGTGTGGAGCGATACCGCCGGGGCCTTTGTTCATACCGAGAGCCAGCGATACGAGACGACCTACCAATTCAGCGCATGGATTCCGCAGGCCCCTAAGGACGTGACAAGCCTTACCGAATCGGACATACTAAACGCCGTTTCGGGTATCATGCAAAGCGACGCGATCATTTCGGCGTTTCAAGCGCAAGAGGTCGGAATTCTTCGGGTAACGGATGTTCGAAACCCGTACATTGTGGATGAACGAGACAGATTCGAGGCGGTGCCTACGTTCGATATTGTTCTGACACACGAGAGAAAAACCGTTTCCACGATTCCGGCCGTGGTCACGTATGACGCAAATGTGAGCCGGGTCTAAGGGGTTTCAAATGGCTATTTCCTTCAAACGCTACGTCGATATTACTTCGGGCGTCGGCGGTGGCGCAGGGGTTCGCCTGCGCGACCTTATCTTGCGACTCTTTTCGTCGAATACTCTCGTACCTGCGAATACCATTATCGAAATGGATAACGCGACCGACGTTGGTACGTATTTCGGCACGACTTCGCCCGAGTACCTGCGCGCGGTTTTCTACTTTGGCTTTATCTCCAAGCTGATCACCGCCCCCAAGAAAATCTCGTTCTCGCGATACGCTCTCGCGGCGGCCGCTGGCCGAATCTATGGCGCGACGAAGGCTTTCGCCGTCTCCCAATTTACCGGGATCACGACCGGCTCTTTCAAGCTCACGATTGGGGCCTATACGGCCGACGTGACCGGCCTTAACTTCTCGTCGGCCGTGACCCTCTCGAACGTCGCCTCGACGCTGCAAACCGCGATCCGGGCCATTGTGGCCGGGGGTACGGATTGGACGAGCGCGACGGTCACGTACAACGCAACTGCGAACCGCTTCGAACTTGTTGGCGGCGTCGTTGGTGCCGAGGCCGTGGCGACTGCGGCGGCCGCTTCCGGCGTTGATGTTCGCTCGTTGCTCGGCTGGGACGCGACCGCGATTTTCTCCCCGGGTGTTGCGATCCAAACCCCGCTCAATGCGTTTATTTCGAGCGTGGGCGTTTCCGACAACTTTGGCTCGTTCGCCTTTATCGACCCCCTGAGCCAAGCCGACGTAGTTACGGTCGCCACGCAAAACGACACGTACAACGTGAAATTTCTTTACACGGTCGGCATTGCCCAAGCCGACGCGGCGGCCTATTACGGCGCGCTCTCGGGCCTCGGCGGCGTGGCGACAACCCTCTCGCCGATTGCTACCGAATACCCCGAGTTGCTCCCGTCGGCCATTCTGGCCTCGACTGCCTACTCGCGCCGCAACTCGGTACAAAACTATATGTACCAACAAGCGACCCTCACGCCGAGCGTGTCGGACGATACGACCGCGAACAGCATGGACGCTTCCCGCGTGAATTACTACGGGCGCACCCAAACGGCGGGCCAGTACATCGACTTTTATCAGCGCGGCATTATGATGGGCCTCGCGACTGATCCGGTCGATATGAACACGTACGCGAATGAAATGTGGTTCAAGGATGCGGCAGGCGCGGCGATTATGTCGCTCTTGCTCTCGCTGGCCCGCGTTTCGGCCAACTCGACCGGCCGTAGCCAGTTGCTCGCAATCCTGCAAAGCGTGATCGAGCAAGCGACCTTCAACGGTACGATTAGCGTCGGCAAGCCGTTGAACACCACGCAGAAACTTTATATCGGCAACCTGACCGGCGACGACCAAGCATGGCAGCAAGTGTTCCGGCTGGGTTATTGGGTCGATTGCGTGTTGCAAAACTATGTTACGACCGACGGCCGTACCGAATGGAAAGCGGTTTATACCCTGATCTATTCGAAAGACGATTGCATTCGCAAGGTCGAAGGCTCGCACGTTCTGATCTAAGCCCTTAACCTGATACCGGAGAAAACACCATGCAAGACATTAGCGTATTTGGCCTGCGAGTACAGGTTGTCGCCTCGCAAACCTTCCCCTCGGGGATCAACCTTACCCAATTCGCCGACGACGCCGACCCGTTCGACTCGCCGAGTATGCAGATTCGGGACAAGGCAATGGGCGTCAATGGCGACCTGATCACGTGGAGTAAGGCAAACCCGATTCCCGTTACTCTCAACGTCGTACCGAACGGCGAAGACGACAAGAATTTGTCGGTTTTGTTCGAAGCGAACCGCGTCGGTAAGGGGAAGCAAGGCGCGCGCGACGTTATCGCGATCACCGTCATTTACCCCGACGGCCGTACGTCGTCTTTCACTC